AAAAAAGCAGATGATAAATTTAATATTGAACGTGCTAAAGAAGCTACAAGAAAACAAGACTTTCAAAAACGTGAAGCCGCTAGAAAAAAAGCGGAACAAAATGAAGATGTTTTACAAGACTTAATTAAGTCATATGAAGAAACTCACTTTGCAGATGAGATAAAAGCTGGTGACGCTAATCCAATTAGCAAAACAGTAAATGGCAAACTTGTAATAGATTATGAGAAAGCACGTAATGTAGGTAAGACTAGATTGAATGATTTAGCTTTAACTGAAGATGAGATATCTGCATTAGGTTTTGGTGAAGACGGCTATCGTATGGCTATTCTTAATCCCGATAAGATGGATGCTTTAGTTGCAACTGTTGCAGATTTAAAAGAAGCAAAGCCAGAGTTATTTACTAAAGGTAAGAAAATTGGAATAGAAGAATTATTTGATGCAACTGTTGAAGGAAATCTTGTAGCCTCAAAAGAATTAAACACCGCATTAGATAAGTATGGTCTTAGCATGGATGACTTTATTATCCAAGTTGTTGGCTCTGGAAGTTACTATGGTAAAGGTCTTCAAAAGTTTAAGCAACTAAAAGAGGCTATGCTTAAAGGTAGAATGACACCAGACCAGATAGAGGAAAGACGTTTAAATAATTCCATTAAAAAACAAGATGGTACTTGGCAGAAGTTTTTATCAGGAAGCAAACGAATTGAAGATATTGTAAGAGGACTTATGGTTTCTCAATTTGCTACTGCCGCACGTAACTTTGAAAGTTTTCTAACTCGTATGCCTATACAGGGGTTAGAAGGAATGTTTGAAGATGTCATATATAAAGTAGCTACTGGTGAATCTGCTAAAGTTATTAAAGGTAAACCTTTTAAAAACAACTTTAGAATGTACGGAGAAATGTTTCGTGACCCAAAAGCTATGGAAGAGTATGCCGATTTTATACTGGATAGACCTGAGTTTGCAGAGCAATTTGACCAGATGTTTAATCAGGTAAATGAAATACGTAGAAGTAGGGGACAAGGCACAGGTAAAGGCATGGACCACATGCTTTCTAACGTAGAAGATTTTGTAGACTTTTTGAATACGCCAAACAGGACGCAAGAATTTATTGCAAGAAGAACAATGTTCTTATCACACTTGGATAGATTAACTCAAAGAGAATACGGATTAGACTTAATAGATACTATTAATAAAGGTGGAATGACAGATTTAATAAATGATTCTGTGTCTTTAATCGGAGAAGGAAAACGCTCATTCAAAGAACTACTTAGTGATGCTACAGCAGAATCTATGAACGCTACATATGCGGCAGGTCCTAAGTTCCCACCTTTTAAAGCCATACTAAGGGGTTTAAATGCAATTCCCGGCAGTACATTTTTCATACCTTTTCCAAGGTTTATGTTTAAATCTATGGAGTATATGTCTGAACTAGTAGCTGGTATGCCGATAGCTGGTGTTAGAAAAATAATGGGTATAGGAGAAGATGGTTTAGTTACATCACAAGGTAAATTAACTTATAATGGTGAATTAGCCGCACGTAATTTAGCAGGTCTAACAGCAATAGGCACAGTTTCTCTTGCGGCTGAAGCTGGTTTAATAGATGACGATGGTAGAGTTATACTACCTAACGGTAAAGCGTTAGATGTTACGGCACAATTTCCATTAGCACAACTTGCATGGATAGGAGTTGCTCTTAAAAAAGATGCCAGAGATGAATTTACACAATGGTTTAGTGGTAGAGATTTTGTAAAGTTATTTAGCGGCACTAACTTTAGAAACAACACTGGTCTTGGAGATGTAATGGATGATTTATTTCTTCAACTTTCAGGTGAAGCTAAAGTAGGGGCAGCAGAAGCAAGCTCAGAAGCTGCTGGAAAACTTTTAGCTGATATGAGCCTTCGTGTATTCACACCGTTAAACCAGTTCATAGAATTAGAAAGAAGTCTTGGGTTTAGAGATAGTACATATCGTTCATATGCAAGCGACCCAAACATGACGGTAGGCGGTTCATTTGCTAAAGGCTTTAAAGAAAAAGTAGCTAGTCGAGGATTTAGTTTAGATGAATATACACCAGAATTTAGAGGACAGCCGGGAACATATGCATATAGTCTAGCCAGTTTAACAGGTTTTACAGAAGAAGATAGAGCGCAGGAAAAAGCATATGCTACCAAGCCCGGTGGCAAAGACAGAATAGGTTCTCTATATAAACTTGTACTTGGTCTTAATATTGTAGAACAAGGTACACCAGAACAAAAGTTCCTGCGTAAATACGGTTATCAAGATTGGGATTTATCAAGTAGAACAAACATAGGAACAGTTGATAATGCTATCAATGAAACTCTTAGCGGTGCTATACCGGGAGTAGTAAGAAGCATGGAAATGCTTGAACTTAAATATAAGTCACAAGGTAAAAGTGAAAAGTTCATACGTAATGACATACGTGAAAGAATTAGACAATCAGTTAATGACATAAAACGAAAGATAAATAAGTCAGGACTAAGGATTTCAGGAGCAGATGACCCTGCTTTCGTGCAAGAGTTATTTAAATTTAGAAACTATAATGTGGAATCTCAACGTGCTATCTTTGAAATATATGAAGATACCTATGATAAAACTGCAGACATGACTAATACAAATGACATAAAAAAATTAAATAATATCGGAAAACGACTGAGATATAAAAGACCTATAATAAAATAAAAGGGGCAATTAAGCCCCTTCTTTTTTGTCTAGTTCTTGCTACCTATTATCCCCATCACCTTGAATAGCATTGCGTTGTTTCCTATCCTCTAGCTTGTCCAGATTCTGTACCGCAATAACTGACAGAGGTACGTCCAAGTCTTGTGCAAGTGTAGCACAGTACCATAACACATCCCCTATCTCAAAGGCTATGTCTATCTTCTTCTGTTCATAGTCTTCTTGATTGTAGCCATCACGTATTAACTTCTTAACCTTGTTGGCTATCTCACCTGCCTCACCTGCTAATCCAAGAGCAGGATAAGTTATCCTGTATGATTCAGGATAGATTGCATATGACTTTGCTTTCTTTTGATACTCGTTTAATTCCATATTACCATACTTCTCCTTTTGCCATTTAAGCATTTCATACTCAAGCCAATTACTCTGCTGATAATCCATTTAATAAATCCTTAATCTTAGACCTATCTATTTTAAACCATTCATTGTGCCTATCTTCAGAATGTTTTTCAAACAATGCATGTGCCTCTGATTCTGTTTTAACTCTATCTTCAGAATCTATAGTACATAGAACAGTGTAATCTCTTAAAGGAGAACCCGTTTGGTAGGTGTTGCATCTATTCTTAGCATCAATAGCACTTCCAATCTTGACCCACTCAGGCCAAGCAGGATTAACTATAGCATATACATGTCCAGATTCTACTGATTCATATAGCTGTTTTACTAGGCTGTTTATGTCGTTTACTTTTGTGGTGGTGTAAACAATATTCTCAATCTTACCGCCAAGATATAAATAACTGTCTAAAGACCTGTACTTATCTCCGTAAAATATCATACCTTTTTCATTCATGTGATGACATTTGCCTACAGTTCTCCACTGTCTGCCATCATACTTCATACCGTCTTCACGTACGTCACCTTTTTTTGGTCTAGTCATCAATTCCATTGTCTCTGTCATTTTTAGTATCTCCTTCCTTTGTTAGTGAGTTAACTAAAGTATTAGCAAACGCATTCTCTGCCATTACTAACTGGTCTAAATCAAACCTAGCATCTGCTATTCTCTTTCTTAGTGTCCTTACTTGTGCATACATGTATGCTTCCTTGTCACCTAAATCAGAGACATCATATTCTTTTCCATCATATGTTATTGTTTGTTTATCTGTCATTTTAAAACCATCCTAACTTTGTACCGTTGTGTATTATAATAAAGAAACAAGCTACCAGATGAGTAAGTACCCAAACAGTACGTAGCAAAGCTGCAATATCGCTTTCACTTTCATCATCTGATATCTTGCTCCCGATTGTTTTAGCCCATACTCGCCATGCTTTACTTCTCATAGTTCTTTCTTTGTATCTCCGTATAAGCTAGTCTTTCTATCTCGTGTCTATTGACACCTATATCTTCTAGTTCTCTATCAGATAGACTGTGTAATTGACGTATCACACTTCTAGTCTTACGCCAATCTATAACATATCTTATGAACCTTGTCAAGTAATTTTCTAGTGCTATTTTTTTCATTGTATCTCCTGTTGTATATATGTGTTCTCTTTTGTTTCCTAAATATCCGGGAACGTATTTCATGCCGCAGTCAAGTCCACTACTTCACAGACCCCTGCTGAACATGCTAACTCACGTCCCCCCGATGTGTTATCTTCTTTTTCAAACTCAGGCAACAATGACCAATCAACTGTGTCTGGCATACGTGCAAACAACTCTGTGTATTTGTCTTTGTTGATATCCTGATACGGTGCTTGCTGATATGTATGCTCACTGAATGGTAAGAAGCTAATGCCTGATACCTCATCAAAGTTTTCATACACCCATGAACCTACATCCATCCACTCATGCTCCTTCACAGAGATAGTGACAGATGGTTTATGCTCACACCAATGTCTCTGATATAGTAGCCACAAGTCAAGCTGTTCAATAGCTGTCATACCTGTACGTGTTACTGCACCAGATGGTGACTGCATTGGAAAGCTAAACACTGTAGTGCTATCAGGCTTCATTACGTCAGGCTCGGCAGGAATACCTTGTGCTACTAAGAACTGTGTTAGTGGGTCTTTGTTGTCACCACGAACAGTGCGTACATAGTAAGGATTGTGTCTAGCGTGAATGCCTGATGCACTGTCAACTAATTGACTGACTGTACCACTAGGCTTGACACATGTGATAGCGGCAGACTGTTCAATGCCTAGCTGTTCAGCAAAGATAGCATTTGTTTCTACAGCTACTGACTTTAACTCTTCCAGTAATGCACTGATGTTCATACCATACGTAGCACTCTTACCTGACAGTATCTGATTGTCCATGATACCAGTAAGTGATACACCAAGTAATCTTTCTTGCTCTGTGTTTGTCTTCCATATCTTACGTAAGTATTTGAAGTCAGTCATTGTAGCTTGGAATGTACCAAGTATTGTAGCAATGCGTACCTTCTTACGTAGTGATTCCATATTATCAGATGCACGTGCGACTACCTCAGATAAGTTACAGAACTGATATGGACGTAAGATAATCTCACTGCATGGGTTACATCCGAAAGCATGACCAGCATCACGTCTACCATTCTTAGATGCCTGTTTAACTGCTGACGCACGATTAAAGATACCACGCTCACCAGACTTTGATTCATACAGTGACACCCATTCACGCATGAATGTACCCATCTGTGGCTTCTCTTTGTAGGCAACAGAGTTATTAGCTAACGCACGTTGTCCTTCATTCTCCCACCACTGACCTGACTTGGCATGTGCCATCTGGTCATCATTAAGATTGGACAAGCTGATAAGTGCTGAACGTCTAACACCACCCACAACTACAACCTCACCAATCTTACACATGATATCGTGACACTCAATAGGATATAGCCTACGTCCTGATGCACCCTTGAACTTCTCAATACAAAACTCAAACAACTCTATCAAGGGTTGAGGTCCTGATGCTCTGCCACCAAATGTCTTTAGCCTTGCACCTGCAGGACGTACCTCTGATACATCAAACTTAGGTATCTGACCTGAGTAAAGCATAGCTATAAGTTCTTTCAAAGACTTTGCCCATCCCGGTCTGCTGTCACCTACCTTGATTACTGTATCTGTAGAATGAAACTCTTCATTAACTATAGGTAACTTGTCTACATTGCTACGCTCGACAGAGAAGCCTACACCTGTGCCACACATTAAGATGTACATTGTCTCATCAAATGCTCTAGGGCTATCTACAGGTACGTAAGAACAGTTGTATCCACCTACGTGGCATCTGTCTAATGCAGGACCTGATGTCATCAAGGCTCTCATGCTTGGCATCACACGTTGCTCAAGCACTGCTTCCTCTAGTTCAGCACGTAACTTGTCTTCTAGTGTGAAGTTACATGTGTCTTTGAGATGCTTAGTCATATAGTCAAAGTATCTTGCTACTGTCTCACCCCAATTCTCACGTCTTTGTTCATCTTCCTTCCACCTAGCGTAACGTGATAACGCTATGAAGTTCTGGTAGTCCGTTGGTAAATAATTACTTATCATGTATTACTCCTGTATTGTCTTTATGTTTCTAATATCTGTACCCCCGACATCGTAGAAGTATTCTTTAATGCCTTCCTCTATCTCTTCCGCTACGTTACCGTCAGCAGGTACGGGATACTCTTCGGGGTCTATGTTTATTGTGATATATACTTTAACTCGCATTTGGCTCACGCCCCTCTAGCTGATTAATACGCATATCAATATATCTCTTTGCTTTATTTAAATCTGTTACTTCATCTGTGTTCTCTTTTGCCCCTGCTCTAGCAACATATTTTATGACATTACCCATCCAAAATGGCATGTCGTTCTTCATAATAAAAGTAACAGGTTCTATATTCCAACGCTCATAATGAGGTGGGTTTACGATAACATCTGATTGTGCCATTGCTTGCTTCATATATTCTTCATGTCTTATCTGGTCATTCATTATGCACTCCCTTTTGTTTTACTGCCAAAGGATAATGTCACAACATTGTCCTTCCTGTCAAGTACTTTTCCTCTATTTGATTCTGGTTCAAAATCTATCTCAAGTTCTTGGTTATCTACCTCAGTCATAACATAATCATGTGCTATGTTTCGTAAGTCTGGCGATGTTTCCATCATAGGCACTGTAGCACATACCATTTTAGCAAAGTGTAATAGGCTGTAATAATCATCATCGTGTAATGGATTATCTCTACCTGCTAGTACAGATATGTTTACATCTCCTGACCATTCGTTTCCATTTAATACTGTAGGTCTTATACAGATAACAACGTCTTCTTTTTCAAGGCTCTCTAATACTTTTTCATCCATCATTTATAACTCCTTTTTACTTTTGAACCAGAAAACTTTACAAACTTAGGATGTTTGTTTAACCCTTTTTCTTTAAGCCAATCCTCTGGTATTATTCTATCATAACATCTAAAACCATATTTATCACACCATTCTCCATAGCTAGACTTAGCACCCTTTCGTAGCTTACGTCTACTGTTTTCAAATACAAATCTTATATCAAGATGGGGATGTTGCTTCTGTATTGCAAGGTGTTTGCGTCTATCTGCCGCAGTGAACATCCCCTTTGTCTCTATAATGATTCCATTATCTAACACGAAGTCTGGTGTATAGGTTCTGTAAGCTAAGTCTTCCCATTCAATCTTCATACACTCATATTGAAACTTTACTTTGTGTAGTTTAAGATATTCGGATAGCTTAACTTCTAGTCCAGACCTATACCCATACTTACGTGCCGCTTTGAACTGCTTAAAGTTAACTGACATTTAACTCAACATAGTTAGTCATCCTTGGTGTCTTAGCTTGTGACTTTACCGCAGGTCTTTCTTGCAGTGTAGGCCAACAGTCGTGACGATAAGAACAGAATCCGCAATGAACATTTAACACTTTGTTACCTGTAGGCTTGCCACGAAATGTCTCGTCTTCTGCCTCATAACATCTATTAAATTTATTTTCTTCGACTATATTACAAGTCTCCTCTATCTTAGCCACTTCTGCATCTACGTCTATGCCATCAGCAGGTACATACTTGAAGTCACCAGTAGCTTTGTTCACTACCCACCAACCCCCTGCACGTTTGCCTGATGCTCTTGCATAACCTGCAAGCTGTGCTATGTAACCAAAGCCATCACCTTCCTTTAAGGTATCAAAAGATTCAAACTTATTATCATATGACCACTTAGATGCAGACTTTATGTCATCAACAGCACCATCAATAACAATATCATATGTTCCGTCAATGGATATATCATCCAACTTGAGAGTAACTTTATCACTGTCTTCATACTGTACTCCTGCCTCTTTAAGAAGTCCTTTGAAGACAGCTTCAACGATGTCTCCAATCATCATGTTCATCATAAATGATGTTGGTAGGGGCAGACCAACTTCAGGCTTGTTCTTATCGTACCATAATTGGCAAGCTGACCTACCAACATTTGACATACGAAGCCTAAAGTTATTACGCTTCTTGCCCCCACCAAACTGACGATGCAGTGCTTCTTGTATATCATCTGCAACTTGTTTAATAGTTGCGTCAGACATAGTTGACGTGCCTTTGACAGCATCCGTCATGTATTGATGCACCGCCAGTTCAGCAGGATGTTTCATTAGGCTACCTCTTCGTCTAGTTCAATGTCTACAATACCATCAACAATCAACTCATCGTCTTCGTCATTATGTCGTGATGACTTCTCTGAATAAGCATTGATGATATAGTCATTGTAGTTTTCTATCCAAGTCATAAAGTCACCAAATGAATCTTGCTCCTCGCCTGTTATGTCTAATGATTTAGTCATATCGATAGACACTACAGGTAAGTAGAAGCTGTTACCGTTAGGTAACTTTCTTTCCTCTGTGTTAGCAACCATCATGTGCTGAATAGGCATACGCTTTTGCTTGGCTAGTTTAGTGAACAATGCACCCACAGTCTTGAAGGCATCACGGTTCTCAATCTCCCAAATGAATGGGATATCTCTTGGTGCTTCTACTTCATTACCTGAATCATCAACTGCACCTACAAGATTAAGTGTACCTAATACAACACGAACACGTTTAATCTGTCTGATTAACTCTTGTGTCTTCTCAGGTAGAGACTTCCAATCTGCAATATATCCTGCAGGTTTACCACAGTTAAACCCACCATCATTATCTTTTAAATCTATATTAAGATTGTCAGCCATTACAGTCTTTACATATCGGTTAGGTGTATCCCCTGAACCTTTCAAGAACTTCTTGTACATGTAACGCTGTACATATGGACGTAGTTCAACGCTCGTTGCATAGTATGTTGGACCATCTGGTATCTCTACCCGGTATGCTCCACCAGAAACTACTTCCATATTAACTCGCTTACCGTTTACTTCAGCTTCACCCATGATAGGTGAGTGAGATATACGTAGACGAGCAAGTGTGCTACTCTGTTTCTTTTGAGTAGTACCTACGTCAGCTATGCCCATTGCTTTAGCCATAGCCGCAAAGTTGTTAGTATCTATTGTTGTTAATTGTGTCATGTTTTATACTCCTTTATTGTGAAAGTCTGATAGTTATATCAGGATACATCCTTCGTGTCAAGCCAATTATTACCTATTTTTGCTTCTAATAATAATGGCACATTGAAGTCTATATTCCATCTTAATTTAATTAAGTCTGGTAAGTCTTTGTTAGTCTTGTTTATCACCTCAATAACTCCTTTCTCTTCGTCTGGGTGAACGTCTATAACAATACTATCATGTACACTATTAACTATGCAAGATTTAAATGTACTTAATAACTTATCTATGTGTAATAATGCTAGAGGTACAATGTCTGCTGTAGCAAATGATTGTACAGGATAATTCTTTATCTGTGTAAAGTGTGACACCCTGCCCCTAGCGTTACGCTGTACATCAGGAAAAGAAAACTCTCTGCCTGATGGTGTAGTAATCTTACGTGTATTCAAAGCCTCTTTAGCCAATCGGGTGTGCCATAGCTTGACCCCTTGGTATTTTTCTGTGAAGTGTTCATAGTATGCCGCTTCTGCTTTTGTTCTTCCGTAACCTGTTGCACCATACAACGGAGCAAATGTGTGCGCCTTTGCATCCTGTCGAGATGTAGGTTGGCCAGCATCACTAATAACTTTGGCGGTATAACTATGCACATCAAATCCTGTAGATACTTCTTCAATTGCAACTCCATCCTGTGATAAATATGCGGCAGCACGAAACTCTAGCTGTGCGAAGTCAGCCTCAAGTACCTTACCGCCTTCCCATCTTGATACAAATACCTTCTTAACAGGAAATGTACCACCTCGTGGCATGTTCTGCATGTTGGGGTCTGCCCCACTGAACCTGCCTGTAGATGTACGATGTTGTAGTAGCCGTACATGCAACTTGTTATCTTGTTTAGTGTAGGTAGATATACCATCCACGAAGGATGATAGATACGTATCTACAGCAGATAGCCTACGTACATCCGACAAGAACTTAACGGCATAGTCCATACCTTTAGACTTAGCTGATGCTTCAAGCATGGATAAGTTTGTCTTACTTGTACTAAAGCCGTTAGCACTTGCCCATTTAGCTGATGGTGGTTTGAACTTTAACCCTGCTATCTCCTGTAGATTAACCAAATTATACCCAAGACTATTACATGCTTTACAACCGTTGGGTCTAGCAAATGGTGTTCCATCTTTCTTTACCTTTCTTACTAAGCCTGTGCCATTACATTCATTACACTGCTCTGCTCTAGTCTTGTACACACGCTTTGTGCCACTAACTACAATGCTACGGAAGTCTGCGTCATCCATGTATGGGTCAATAACACTGCCCCAATACGTCTTATCCATAACTTGTCTGCTATATATTACCCAAGACAATTGCTCTGGGCTATTAAGATTGATAGGTGTATCACCCATTAGAAAGCGTACCTGATTCTGAAGTGAATCTATCAGATTACTTCTTTCCTCTACAAACTCTTGTCTAACTGCTTCTAGCATACGAGTATCTACAGCAAATCCACGTTGGTATATACGTGATAGACACACAGCTACTTCATTAGTAAGGTTGACAGTATTCTGTAGCTTTGCATCATCCACAGTATTTAACCTATACCATAGCCTATTAGCAAGCTGTTGTGTAGCATGTAAGTCATGTGATAGATACTCAGACAACTCATCATGTGGTATGTCACGTGTTGTGTAACCTTTCTTGAAGTACTCCTTCAAGGTATCTTGCTTCTTAGTATCCAACTCGTATCTTTCAGCACATGCACCCAAAGATAGACTACCATCCTTTTGTCCACGTCTTAGCACATACTCAACTAACATGGTATCAAAGACAGCACCATCGTATTTAAAGCCACTCTCCCACAACCATAGCAAGTCGTGTGCGGCATTGTGCATGATAAGTACAGTAGCTTTGTCTAGCCATTCTTGTACTACAGTATGTCCAAAGTCATCTGCCTCTGCCTCTGCATGGTCAAATGTAACTAGGCGTTCCACACCTGTGTCAGATAACATACCTATCATAGTCAATGAATTGTCAGGTTCAAATGGGTCAAGGTGCATCTTACCATCACGATGTGTGACTGTATTTTCTACGTCTAATACTAACTTCATCCTTCGTACCTCGCTGTCATATAGTTTAAGTCTACATTCACCATACCATGCCAACCATTCAGCTTGTTCTTAACTACGTTAAGGTGTCTAAGTGGGCTGTCCTCATCCTGTCCTTCAACAGATGGTGACTTGCCAATCAGTATCATAAGGTCAGCCTCTGCCGCCTTACCTGTACGTGAGCCTTGCATCATAGACTGATTAAGCTGTGACCTACCTTCTGCTTCAGCAGATAGCTGTGACATATAGAACACAGCACAATCGTAAGTCTTTGCAATCTGCCTAGCATAGATAGCACAAGCGGCTAGTGCTTGGTCTTCTCTGGCAAAACTACCAGATGCACCAAACTTATCACCCATGTCAAGTACAAGTACATCAGGCTTGTATGCCTTGCATACTGATTCAACCCAAGCCATGTCACGACCACCTGCTTCTTTAATCTTGATGTTCTTCATCACAGGTGCATACATAGCTTGTGCCTTACTCATATTATCTCGTACCTCACGAGCAGACATACCTGATGCGGCAGTTAGATACCTTGCACCGACACGGTGTGTAGGCTCTTCATTACATAAGATAATACAGTTTGCTCCTTGGTGTGCGAAGCCATTGGGCGAGGCAATAAGACTAGCATGAAAGGATGTCTTGCCTGTGTTTGGTCTAGCACCTACTTCAATAAGCTGACCGCCACTTACACCCTCTACTCTACGAGTAAGGCTAGGTATATTGAATGTCCACTTAGCTTCTAACTCTGCTTTAGCCATGAGTGTTTCAATGCTGATGTCATCCCACTCAATGTTTAAGTTAGGTATGAAATCATCACCATACCTTTCCAGTATATCACGCAATCTTTGTAGCGTATCACTGTCACCATTAATCATATCGAAGCCTAGATTGGCAACGATATCACCAACTACCTGTTGGAATAGCTTAGATAACACCTCTTGTGCTATGTCACTACCCATAGGCTGTTCCTTTTTAACTGCACTAAACAATGAATCATATGCCTGTTTCTGTGCAGTAGTAAGCGTAGGATTATTAGATAGGAACATAGCCTGTACTTCATCAGGTGTTATTGTCCTATTGTATCTATCCATAGCTGTATCGATTGCTTGTTTAATCTTACGCACGTCCTTACTGAACAAGCGGTCAGGACATTTAGAACCACGATGGTCATCGTAGAAACCTTTGTCCATAAGACTGCGTATTAAAGATAACTCCATTCCTATACTCCTATGTTGGTTAAGTTTGTGATGTCTTCAGGGTTACGATATTTAATATCATCTGTCAAGCGTAGGATACGAACATCGTTAACGTGTCCACGCAACTCCTTTGCCATGTTGATTGTCTTAGGTAGTGCGTCAGGGTCTAGTGCTATTACTGCCGTTGAGAACTGCGTAAGAAACACTCGATGGGTTGAAAGGAGAGAAGTACCCATCAAAGCGACCCCGACAAAATTACCTAGTGAACCAACAACACTAGCACTCACGCAGTCCTCAACAACTACAGCGACATTACCATACCCATAGGTAAAAGGCAAGCCACTTTTTCCATACTTTTTCCATTTAGGTAATCTGTGAGATAAGCTACGACCTGTGCCATCCACAATCTTACCGTCATATAACACTGGAAAAACTATTCTATCTTCTTTAGCATCATACAATACTTCTTCTCTCATAGAGATTAAATCCCACTGATGTAGAAAGTCTAGTGCTTTCTTGCGGTCTTTAATAGGAACTACATACTCAGGCATACGAAACTCTATATCATCTGCCATGCGGTCAGCACCACCAAAGACACTACGAATGTCATCTACAGATAGATGCACTCTCTTACCACCTTTTGTACCACAGGAAACCTTGTAACAGTTCCATACAAGGCTACCCAAGTTGTTAGTGACAGTAAATGTATTAAGACCACCACACTCAGGACAATTCATCCTACGTGTAGTACCATTAGGTATATCTATATCACTTATAATGTTATATATATTATTCATGTATTATATCACTCTCCTTGTCGGCAGTTAAATGCTTTTACCACGTGATTTACGTGCAGTCAAGGCATAATTTGCACTTTCGTAAGTATTTTTCATGTATGGTTTAACAGACTGTGGGTTACTGTGTCCTGTAACCGACATGATTTGTGCCATACCGACACCTGCTTCAACCATTTGTGTTGTTCCTGTCCTGCGTAAGTCCATCAGGCGCAGTTCTTCAGACAGTCCAGCCTCTCGCATGACAAGCCTTGCGGCTTTTGACAGTCTCTGCAAGCTATAAGGATGGTACTCACCCTGTACGGGCTTTATACGAGGAGCAACATACTGTTGGAAGCCGAAATCTTCCTGCTGTTGTATCAACATAGAGTGTAAGTCATCCTCAATAGGTAGAGTTACCTCTGCTCTACGCTTTGACTGCTCAAGATATAGCTTTTTCTCAGGCAAATCTAGGTTATCCCATGTCAATAGCCTCATGTCACCCAATCTCTGACACCATTCGTATGCCATGTGTACAATCAACCCAAGACTTCGCCACTCAAACTGTGAGTAGGCAGTGTCAAGGAATTGACGCACATCATTCTCTGACCATACAACCTTACGTTGAGCAGGTGTTTTACGCTTGACATTAGAGAAAGGATTGACTGTCGCATACTCCATGTCTATTGCATAGCGATACACGATAGATGATACAGTACATACGTGGTTGGCGAAGCTAATGCCTCGCTCAACCCACTCCTCGTATGCATGTTTAGCTTCCTTACTCGTGAGTTTATCATACTTGATGTCACCAAATTTGTCAGTCATTATGCCTAAGAAATACTTATAGTCTGCCTTAGACTTGTCTCTTAACATACTGAAATCATTAGATGAATAATACTTGTCAACTAAATGTTGAACTGTTTTCATGCCGCCAACAACTCCTTGAACTGCTTGCTATCTACCCACTGTGTCACCTTCTCTTCACGTTGCCACATGGATACTGCTCTTGTATCACCGCCAGTGTTACGTAGCTTGAACCCGTTGCGCTCATCAGCATACGTTGCATAGTTTGTGAACGCAGAGTATAATGCCCAAGCATTTTGACCACGCACACTCGCCTCTTGGTTGTATAACGTAATCATCTTGTCTGCCGTGCGGTCAGACTTGAGAAGAGACTGAAGCATATCCTTAACATCTTGTATAAGAAGTGGCTTATTAGCCCACTGCTGTAAGGTGGCAGACTGTGAGTAGAAGTCTTGCTTGCTACGCTCTAGCTGTGTAATGAACCTGTCAAGGCTGAAGCCACTAGTGTTCTTGCGTCTAACCTTGTCATGCTCACCACGTATCTGTCCATTGGTACAGAAGAAATCAATCGCACCGAACAGAACTGTGTTAGAACACGTGCCATCCACACCATGCAAAGCAATGATACGTTGTGCTATCTCTGTCTCATGCTTTTCTGTGGATATCTTAGCTGTTACATTAGGTAACGTCATGTCCATCATAGCCCATCCATTGTGATGTGCATCTTTCCACTTGACTACAGCACCCTCGTACTCATCATCTGTCAAGTGATTCGTGACAGCATCACTCACATCACGAAAGAAATCTCCATGTGATGCACATTTAAAGTCTTTACCAACGACAGCAATGTACTTACCTGTGTTCCCATCAATGACATACTTCTTGTCATCTACCTTTGTTGGTTCAAAGATTACATCAAAGTCTAAGTTCTCTGGTATCATATCTAATGGCATATCTATTCTCCTTTCATCCATTGTGGCATATTACGTCCTTTGTTATACCGTGCAAAGCTCATTTTGTCAACCTTGTAAAAGGCACGATAGGCTTCTATCGGGTATTCTTCGTCTGTCTTACAGTCATCGTGTCCACTAAAGCATTGTGGGTGTGCTGTCACGTCACCATCTGGTAACAGATTACGTCCTCTGTACAAGGCAATGCTATGCTTACCTGCCCCATGCCACTTGCCATATCTGTAGTGAAACTCGCATAGCATGGCTGTGTATAGACTGTAAGCCCATCTGTAGTTGGCACGATTCTCCATTGCCCACAACGTACATGGGTGCTTCTGATGTACAGGTTTGTACAAATCATGCTCCTCTGCATACTCTGGTGCATGATGCCATAGGCTAGTGCATAGCATCTGCGCTTCTTCCAACGGCATCTTCACAATGTGTTGGTCACATAGTGATTTAGCTATAGCGTCTACATCTTGTTCTATAAGAAATCTATTCATTTAAATTCTCCTCACAACTACATCCGTATCTATCAAATACTTCCTCACTCCATGTGCAGTCTTCCTTTAAACCACACTCGCAGTTCTCTTCTTTGTCACTCATGCTCATTCTCCTGCATAAACTCATTAAGCGTATCTTCATCCGCATCTTGTGTGTAGAATTTATACATCTCATCATATGCAAAACGCAATAGTGTTTTCATATCCCAATCATCCACATATTTCATGCAAGCATTGGCTATCTGGTCATCTGTATATCTATTCATGCTCACCTCCTGCACCTCTGCCAAGTCCACCAAAGTATTGTGGTCTACGCTTGGCTGTTTGAAATACACCGACAGTAATAAACACTCCTGCCAGTAATAGTGTATGTGCTATGGCACTGATGCCAAAGGCAACTATAGAACCTAGTGACATACTAAATATGATACACCACATCCATGCTAATACCTGCATTATCATATGCCTTGTGTTGATATCAGGTATGTTAGACAATGGATTCTTTGCATCATCCATAATCATATTATATAACTTTAACATTCACATATTCCTTTCTTTAATAACTCTATCACAACTACGTATGCACCACAAGCAAACACAAACATAATAGCAAAGCGTAACACGTTGTCCATGCTTGGGTCTTGCATCTCATCCTTGTTCATCCAGAATGTAAGTATCTTTTTAATCATTTATTTTCTCCATTAATACACCATGATTGCCATGATGTGCGTGTAACTGTTGTATAACTACCCATCCCATACGTTTGTATGCTTCTATGTCGTAGTGTGATACGTATTTATATGTTCTCATCTAATCCATCCTTGTTACAAAGTATCCATCAGGTGTAGGCAAACCTATCACACCACCTGTATCATAGAAATATACTATTCCATCTGCTGTATTCATATATGCAACAGCTTTCATGTCTTCATTCCATGTACCATCTTCATCTTCCACAACATTTCTGTATGTACCATCCTCTAAAACTGTACCCTCAAATTTGTACAAGGATAGTCCAAAGTATTTGTTACTCATAAATTCTACAAGATTTGTTTCACCTAGCATATTATATTCTTGTACCCAATGAGGTAACAAACCTAAACATTCTCTGATATAATCTTGTGGTAAGTGATTATATTCTTTACTAACTATTAGTGCCATTACTTAACTCCTTTCAATATGTGTGCTATCACGTCAACTGTAAAGCCATTGCCTAGCATCTTGTATCGTTGCGTGTTACTTACGTGGTTGGTGTAGTTGTCTGGTAGTGTCTGCAATCTCTCGCACTCAAGTGGTGTTAGCTTACGCCATTGTAACTCTGATACATCTACTGCCACGTTATCTTTCTGTACTGTGGTCAGACTGTTGGTCTTGCCATCTGTACGTACCTCTAGCCGTTGTGTGGTCATACCTGCTACCTTGTGCTTGTGGTCTTGTCTGACACCATCGACTGTGTACCTGCCTCGCCATGCACCACATAATACTTTAGGTTCTCTGTGTCCACCACCCATCGTAGTTAGTGTGGGTGCTTTGCCTAGTGGGTGATAGACACGCTTGATGCTATCGTTACCATTGAGGTCAGCGTCTGCAACATGACACAAGCCATCACTACTAAACACTAACTGTCTGCGATGCTTCTCAAAGTATGACTTTAGATTGCCACCCTTGAAGTAGTTGGCATCAAGGCAATGTGCTTTGTCTCTGTCAGTAAACCCATCCTCTAGTATGTCTTGCAACACAATGTCTTTATCCTCTGGTTGTGTGACATTGGGTATGTTTGTCCAATACAAACGCTGTCGGTTCTGTGCAGACAGAAGCCTACTGTTGATAGCGATAGGTTGTACACCTAGTGCATCAGATATCACGTCCTGATACTCTTGTTTCATACGCACATTCTCAAGCAAGAAATACTTGGGCTTGAGTACACGTAGCACCTTGACATACTCCCAGAATAATTTGCTACGAGGGTCATCAAAATTTAATTGTTTACCCGCAAATGAAAAGCCCTGACAAGGACTACCCCCAACAAGCAAGTCTATAGGTTCGTTGTGTAGGTGTGAACGCTTGAGGATGTTGGTTACATCTCCTAGCTGTTCTATATCAGGATAGTTTGCCATTGCTACCTTGATAGCATACTTATCTATCTCTGACGCATAATACTTAGTAACTGGTATGCCTAGTCTGTCTAAGGCAACACGAGTACAAGCACTCCCATCAAATAAACTTAATACATTCATCTCAATACTCCCATCTGTAGAAAACGTGGTCATCTATTCGTACCACATACTGTTTAGTTTCTGCCCATTCTGGCAGGACGTAGGTAGCATGGTAGTGTGTCGCACCTTCAACAAAGTCATCTAGGTGTCCAAGCAACACACCCCCTGCCACTAGCTTAGACATCTCCCATGCCTCTGCATCACGTGGCTTGTCACTCTTACCATCACAGTACCATGAGAAGTGACACCTATTCCTGATAGGTACGTCAGGCTTCCATGAGTACGTCTGTCCTTGTGTAACTACCTCACACACATCATCAGGATATCGGGTATCATACACTCTGTTCATTACGACTTGTGCTACTGCCACCTGTCCAATGAACGATTGATTACGTGCCTCGTGATACACGTTCATGGCAAGGCATACAAATGCTGTTTCAAGTAACATTAATCACACTCCTATAATTTGCTACGGCATTTTTAACTATGGGTGGATACTTACCTAGATAAGTACCTGCTTCTAACATCTCCTTTGATAGCAGATGTTTGTGTGGATGTTCAAGTGTATCCCAATGCTCTAAGATATTCTTAGCACATTGGTCAAACATTGCGTCACTTATTATCGGGTCATCCTCTACATAGTATGCGTAGGATGCCATCATGTAACGTGATATTGGGTGGTTCATGTATCATACTCCTTTTTGTGTGGTTGCATATGCTCTCCACACTCCATACATTTACATTGTGGTTTCGGGTAGATGTCATGGCAATCCACGACATCCACATCATATTCTAACATCCATGAGATGCGGTTAGTGCGAACCCATCCTAACTCGAATACATCCGCACTCCCACACTCACTACAAGTCCAGTTACTCATGCAGTTTTCTTAGACTTGCCTCTGCCATTACGTGCTAGGCTACGAAGGTTATCAATCTTGAACGAGCCAATCTCAATACCTACATTGTCTCTGTTCTTACGTCTAACAGCCTTGCCTAGTTCACGATGCATATTCTCAAGTATGATACCTGCAATAGCTTGTGTAGTGTACTGTATGTAACCACCTACCTCTGCCTTTGCTTCACGTGTTGCCTCTAATACCATTCTGTATAGCTTGTATCTGCCTAGCTTTACGCCATGATACTCCGCATATAAACGCTCCACTTTTGCAAGTTTGTTCTCGACTTCGGGTGATGCAAGCACCTGACCTGTCATACCTGTTGAACGCTTGTGAAATGTGATTGTTTGAATAGTCATAATATAGTCTCCTTTCAAGAGATTAGTTGATTTGTCCGACATCGGACTTTTTATATTGCCCAAACACTAGGGCGGTCATCACTTCCCATTGTAATCAATGGTGAAGTAAATACTGGTTCACCTTCACGCATGAAGGTATCATTCTCATATGGATTGTATGTGACTTCTCTAGCCCCATCAAAATAACAGGCTGTCTTATGTTCGCTGAATACAGGATACGTTCCTGTTACAAAAGCATGAACATTCTTTCTGCCTTCACGTCTGGCACGTGCCTGTCCTGCCTTGTGGATGGATAGCTTGCAATCCTTTAAACTTATTTCTGTTATGTGATGTATCACTCTGCCTGTCTTAGCATCTTGTACTGAATACATTTTCTTGTGTAAATTCCAATATACACGTACTCTCATTCCTTCTTTAAGCATAGTATCTCTCCTCACCTATACGTTGTATCTTTTGCTTTGCCTTACGCATTGCCTGACGTTCACGCTTCCAATCATCACGCTTTGGCTTGCGTACTTTGGGTTTATTCACTTTCATTTTCTCTAATCGTATCTGCATAACCTTTATCCTTCTTTCGATTGTATTTCTTTTTATCAGGTACTACCTGTTGCCTTCTACGACTTAATGCCATTGCTTTGGCAACAGGATTAACAGGTCTTACTACCATTGTCAAATCTCCGTTTGTCCGACATCGGACTTTTTATTATATATAAAGTGAAAATACACTTTCACTAATGTTTAAGTGTATTTATCACTAAGATATATATAAGGTTTAAGCCATTGCAACTGCATCAGCTTTCTTCTTGCCATTGCCATGAGCAGGAAATCCAACGATTGCATCACGTATTCTAGCACATAATCCGCAAGTCTCACATGATACATCATCTTTGACGACAGCAGGACATACGACAACTTTTCTGCCTTTCGGTGTAGTTGTATTAGTCATCTGAGTTGAAGGCAAGACTGTCGTTACAGGTGCAATACCAGCATCAAATAAGTCATCAGCATGAGCAAGATTATTGCCAGACAAGTTGACAACAAAACCATCACTCACCATCTGCTCAACCACGTTGGCATTATGCTTGTCGTTGATAACGTCATAGTGTGTATATGTCCAACCACGCTTGCCTTTGTTGGCTTCTGATAGCTGAAAGTTAGCCTTGGCATCAAGTCGCTTGCCATCACCTGCCAAGTCACCTGCCTGATTATGTCTCCACAATGTATCAGCTTTTAAGTTGGCAATCTTACCGACAAACACTTCCCACGAATCACCACGATTTCCGTCAGTAACTTTCTTCCAATGCATCGCAAGCGGTCCTGCATTCGCATAGCAACCGCCTTCGTTGGCATGGTTGAATGGGCATACATCAGGACAGGTGCTTGCTGTCGTTGTGGATACAGGTATCCTACCCACTTTTTTATTGTTTGATTTCAAGACTAGATGTGCATTGTAATTTTGCATTTTACACTCCGTTGCAACTTGTTTTGTTCGACATCGGACTTTTCGATTTATTCAGCATACACTAAATCAAACCCTTGTCAATCATCTTTTGTTTTAACAAAAGTACACGCTTGTGACGCTCTCGTGCTTCCACATGAGCATCATATACCGCTTGCATCTGGGTTTTCTGTCCAGATACAAAGCATTCAAACTGAGGACGGCTCTCAGGCTCATAAGAGTGAGAGTACGCTCCAGTGTCCATGCTACGCCATGACGAACCAAGGGGCTTGTGTGTCCCCATATCTATAACTGCACCACGTTTTGCCATAATTTATCTCCGATAAAATGTAAGTAAGAAGCCCATAATTGATAGGCTAAACATAGCCATAGCCAAGTATGAAACCCAATTCAAATCACTAAAAGTGATTGTCCAGATGTAGCCTATGGCATACCAGAAGGTAGCCATAAGCAATGTGATGAAACGCTCAATAGTCATTTTAAACCCCATTTTAACTGTTAGACAGTAGCTTATGCTACTGCCTGTTTGTTTGTGTCCTCATCCTGTAGGATGTTTGAGATTGCTTCAAATGACTTGTTAAAGTCATCGAGAGAGATATTGTTGGCTTCGAGCATTTCAAGCACTGCAACCGCTACGTCATCAGCTTGCATAGGCTTGCTTGCAGTAGGCTTTTCAGTTTGTCCGACATCGGACTTTTCACCTACGGTGTTTTTAGCCTTCGACTCAACGGGTGCTTTGTTATCTGCCTTGTATGCTTTCAGCATAGCAGATGTTGAAGTAAAACGAGGCAAATAATCTGTAAGATTATCCCACAATTCGGCAAGTTGTTTGGCATCGGTACGTCTCTGTTTAGGTACATTCTGGATGCCACAATCCTGTAAACGGTTTTTCTTGATGTTGCCCCCAGCTTCAACTGAAAGCTCAATCAGCAATTTACCTAATGGTAAGTCAAATTCAGTAATCTGTTTCTTTTCAGCTTTCACGATACGCTTCCAAGCATTGCCCAATGCCTTGCCTTGTGATTCGAGAGTGTTGATTTCAGCAGAAGTAACTTCGTTAATGTTTGATTTAGTCATGGTAAATACTCCGTATTTAAAGTTGAAATTGAATCGATTTGAAACCGATGCCCCATCTTAAACCGAAAACGAATTTAGGGTCAACAAAAAAATTGGCTGAAACTGTGCGTGATTTCTCCTACGCATAATGCACGGGGAAACAGGCGAGTTTCTGTGGGTGATGCAATGCGACATGACGGGTGACGGGTAGGTCATGTGTAAGGCATTGTGTGAGGTGTGAGAGCGAGGCATTTTGAGATGTCCGACATCGGACTTTTTCAAGCATGGTCTAAGTAAAGTTTTACACTTTTCAATATTTACAGCTTTACAACGCCTGAAACAATGGCAACTGATACCATAACAGTTATCACATTTCCGAAAACTGGCAGAAATGCTAGGGTTTTACTCGCATAATACCTGCATATCACGCATAATGTAGGCATTACAGGCGCATAAACGCATGACATAGGCGCATGACGAGCATGACATGGGGGTACGGGCATGAGCCACCCCGGGGTACGCTAGATATATATACACAGAAATACACAGATTAGGTAAATCAAGTGTTAACCACAGTAGCAACTGATGTGTATGAGCATACCTAGTATAGAATATTTTTCTACTAACCACACTAATATAGGAATATATTTCTCTTACTACATTTTATGTATTGACACTTCTTGACAAAGCTGGTATAATTATACATATAAAGTGTTTCAGTTAACTGTTTATATATTTAAATTATATATTCACTTAAATGCTCATTAACTATATTATATTTTCTTTGCTAATATCACTTTAACTAAACATTTATAGTGATACTATTTGTAATGAATAAATTTGTGTTATAATAAATTTAAAGGTTGACATTTGTGCGAAAATCAGTAAAACTATACACAGATAATGTACTTCCAGCTTTCTATGAAGCTATTCGTACCAACTCACTTGACCGTCTTCACATACCACATAGCGATGTGTTCTATGTGCGTAATGCATTGGAGACTAAGTTTTCCCCACGTAAGTTTACTTTAAAAGAAACAGAAGACTATATGCGTTTGGAAGGCTGGGAAGATTAATATGTTTACAACATTCGTGATGGCATGTTCAATGATGACAGGTCAATGTATAATAGTTGAAGATTCGTATGGACCGTACTCAAAAGAAGTACACTGCGTAGAACGTGCTGCAGTAATAGTTACAGATGTAGCAGAAGCATTGGGAACACCACACTCGTTTTCATTTAAATGCAAGTTTGATAGAGGCATATAATGGCTATACCAGAGCGTGTCAAAACAAAAATGAAGGAAGAGGGGCTGTCTGGCGTTAATAAGCCGAAGCGTACTCCTAAACACCCAACTAAGTCTCACTGTGTGATGGCTAAAGAAGGTGATACATATAAATTTATTCGTTTTGGACAACAAGGCGTATCAGGTGCTGGTAAAAATCCTACCACAGCGAAGGACAAGGCACGTAAGAAGTCGTATTATGCTAGACATAATGCACAAGGTAAACCGACCAGCAAGCTAAGTGCTAAGTACTGGTCACATAAAGTGAAATGGTAGGAGAAGAAATAATGGCTGAGATGTCTCCAAGCAAGGCGTTAGAAATTACACAGAACCCTTCTAAGTATACAGTACAAGAGCGTAAAGATGCTAAGAAAGTTTTAGCTGACTATGCTCCTACAGCAGGAGAAGGTGGTAAAGATAGCAGAGGACAGAAGCTAAGTAAAGGCGGTGATGTTACTGTATTATCTATTGGTGTAGGTAAGATGAAGAAGAAGGATGCCAAGAAACTTGCTAAAGCACAAATGGCTGAAGGTGGCATGGCATATGGTAAGAAACATATGTACGCAGCAGGTGGCAGTGTCACAATGAACCCCGGTCTTAAAGCATTGAAAGCTAAAAGCCCAGAAGCATTTAATAAAATCACTGGGAACTAATGCACCCAATAGAACAAGACATACGTAATTGGTCACATAACTTTCTTGAGATACCAAACGTAAAGTTAAATGGATTACCACCATGCCCATACGCAGCTAAAGCGTGGGCAGATAATAAGGTAATCTTTAGTGTTAACACAGGTCTTGAAGGTCTACGTGCAGAGATACAGATATTTGATAGCCATGATTACGACATAGTTGTATGGGCTGACGAAGACATGCCAAGCATGGAATACCTAGACGGTTTATGTGACGGTATGAATGAAGCACTAAGCCTAGCAGGTATAGATTTACACCTGATGGTGTTTCATCCAGATTTTGATGCTAGTGATGCCGGGCTTGACTTTTTAGAAGAAGATGGTATAACTAGTAGTGATTTAGAATACTGCATGGTGTTTGTGCAGCGTTTGTCAGTGTTAGATGATGCTACACTGAGTTTAGAGAAGTCAGGATACTATAAACATTTTCCTGATGATATACATAAAGCCCTAGTTCTTGATAGAAGGAGATTACGAAATGGCTGAAAGAAAAAAAGCAAATAAAGATGAGTTTATGGCAATGGCTAGAAAAATGGGTCTTAGTGTAAGAGAAATTCGTGAGATGCTTGGTCTAACCAATCCAGATAAAGAAGGTGTGCGTAAACACGCAAAAGGTGGTATGCTTACTCCAGTAACTAAAAAGAAAATGCGTGGCGGTGGCATGGCTAAGATGGCTAAGAAGAAAATGATGCGTGGTGGCGTAGCTAAGAAGAAGTAATGTCTGACTTAAAGAATATTATATTAGATGCCTACTGGACATTTTTAAGTCATCTATTTCTGAAGACAGCTAGACTACTTGGCAGGTGGAATATTAAACTGCACAAGTGGTCAGTTATCTGTATTGACAAGGTACGTATTAAGTAATGAGTATTACTAGCTATCCACAATTAATGGGCATTGGTGGTGGAGTAGGATATTATCCGTACTTCCTGCAAGTGTCACGTGGATTAGTTGATGGGCATAAACGTGTCTTTAAGTTTGGATATAACGGTGTCATACAGAATGTAGAAGAGACTATTTGGGATGTAGGCGGTTTGTATGCCTACCCATCTAGTGCTGTAACAATGACAGCTACAAGTAGTGCTGGTGCTTCTGATGAGAATGTAGAAGTAACCATACAAGGAGTAGACACAAACTATAATGAGTTATCCGAAACTGTCACACTTAATGCTTCAGGTACTGCTACTACCACTGGAAGTTTTCTTCGGGTTTATCGTGCTTTTGTGTCTAGCAGTAGTGCAAGTAGTGGCAATATCAGCATTACTAATAGTTCTACTACCTATGCTTATATATCTATTGCTGACCAACAAACCTTGATGGCACTATGGACTGTACCAGCAGGTTATACAGCATATTTGTTTCAAATAGATACTACAGCATTTACAATACAGAATAACAAAGTTGCTACAATACGTATGTTAACTAGAGAAGTTAATGGTGTATTACGTACTCAGAACAAGTTTGATTTATTTGCAGGTTCGTACCATCAAGATATCACTTGCCCACAGCCGATACCTGAGAAAACAGATATTGAGTTTCGTGCAATAGCTGACAGTTCAAATGCTGACTTACGAGTTTCATCTGCATTTGATATTATTTACATAGAGAACTAATATGGCAGAGACAAAGAACCGTACGGTAGGACTACAGCTTACAACTGCTAATCAAGATATATACACTGTACCTGCTAACTATGAAGCAGAGATAGATAATATCTACATCAACAATGCTTCAACAAGTAGTGTTACATTTAGTCTAGATTGGTATGATGCACAGAATACGACATTCTATACATTAGCTGAAACAGTAGAATTGCTACCAAATAGTCTGCTTCAGATAAATGATGACCCACTATGGCTTTTTAAAGGAGATAAATTAAGAGGACTTGCTAGTGCGAATAGTGCAGTGACAATCACTGTAAAAGTAAAAGAAACTTATTTACCACAACGGAGTTAAGGAGATGGCACGTGTCTCAAAAAAAACCTCACAAACTGCAAAGAAAAAAAAACCGACTAGAAAGGTTAGCCTTTCGCAAGGCGGTACGCCACAGAGCAAGTCAAGAGTTAACGAAGCTGGTAACTATACTAAGCCCACAATGAGAAAGAACTTATTTAACAGAATAAAAGCTGGTACTTCTGGTGGGGGTGCTGGTCAATGGTCGGCAAGAAAAGCCCAAATGTTAGCGAAACAATATAAAGCAAAAGGCGGTGGATACAAGTAAACTGCTACACGTGAAAGGGGAGACACATGTTAGCAGAATTAGCGGCAGCAAATGCAGCATTCGGTGTTATAAAACAAGCCGTAATGAACGGAAAAGATTTAGCTAGTGCAGCACATAGTATTGGTGAATACATTGGAATCAAAGAGAAGCTAGAAAAAGAAGGACACAAAAAGAAAAACTCATTCTGGTCATCATTTAAAGGCAAGGGTTCAAATGATTTAGATGAGTTTATGGTACTTGAAAAAATAAAAGAACAAGAGCATGAACTTAAACAACTAATGATGTTATATGGTAGATATCATTTGTGGGATGATTGGCAAAGATTCCAAGCGGAAATGAGAAAGAAAAGACGTGCGGCAGAAGAAAAAGCACGTAAAAAACGTAAACAAATAATAGAAGGTATATTACTTACTGTACTTATTATTGTAGGATTAGGTGGTTTAGCTTTGGTAGTTTGGTTTGCTTTTTTCTTGAAAGGTTTATAATGGCATTAGCAAAATCACAAAAGAGTTTAAAGTCATGGACAAAGCAAAAGTGGAGAACCAAATCTGGGAAACCATCAGCAGAAACTGGAGAAAGATACCTTCCTACTTCAGCGATACAGAGCCTGTCATCTGCGGAGTATGCGGCAACATCACGAGCGAAACGCCAAGGAACAAAAAGGGGCAAACAGTTTGTGAAGCAACCGAAAGCAATTGCAAAGAAAACATCGAAATTTAGGAGAACTTAAAATGACTATAGCAAAAAGACCAACAACAAAAAGAGTAATACCAACTAGGAATGCTATACCTGCAACATTAGTATCTTCAACTAAACCTAATCAACGTAAAGTCGATAGAATAAATAAAAAAATAAGGTCTAGTAAACTTGGACAAAAACTGCAAAAAGTTAGCGGAAAGGCTAGAAAATTAGCAAGTAAAATACCTACTCTTAAAGACCCAGCAAAAAGACAAAAAGCTACACAAAGATTAGAAAGAGTAAACCAAGGAAGAGATAAAAGAAGTAAAAAAGCAATTAATAGATTTGCTAAAAAAATGGCACAAAGTAGAAGGCAAAGGTCAATATAAAATTGTTTAATTTATTAATAGGACCTGTAGCAGATTTAGCTGGTACATGGTTAAGTGGTAAAGTAGAAGAGAAGAAAGCACAGTCAGCTACTAAGGTAGCCAAGGCACAAGCTGAAGCTGTAGTAATGCAGAAGAAAGCTACAGGTGAAATTGATTGGGATTTGGAGATGGCTAAAGGTAGTCAGTCTTCGTGGAAAGATGAGTGGCTTACTATTCTATTTAGTATTCCATTAATCTTAGCATTCATACCGGGAATGGAAGAGGTAGTATCAAATGGT